TAGTTATGCTTATACTGCTTATGCTTATAATAATCCACCTACAGATTCAGGAAGTGCATAATGGTTTTAAAAAGAGGAAATAGAACATCTTTAGTATCTGGTAATATATCATTAAACAGAAGTCAAAACACTGGACTAGGTGGTGCTTTAGAATCATTTGGAGAAACTGCTTTAAATATTGCTGAACAACAAGCAGCAGTTATGGATGAGATTTGGAAAGGTGATTTTAAAGTAAAGACTGCAAAGTTTTTAAATGATTTATCTATAGAGCAAGAAACTATGGATATGCCTGATTTAACATCAGCACAACAACAAATACTAGGTTATAAAGATGAGTTAATAAATTCATCCTCTACAAGATACTCAAAGTATATTGAGAATTACTTAGATCTAAAAGCAATAGATACATTAGACACATTAAGAAAAAGATCTAACGCTATTATGTTTAACAATGTTAATGGTGCTATTAATAGTGAATTAGATTTATTAGTAAATCAATCATACAACAGTGTTAATAAGATTACAGAGAATCCAGATATTTTAACAGGTATTGATTTTAGAAATGAAGTAGAAAAAATATTTGAAAATGCTTCATTAGATATTAATGATATTAATTTTGGAGCAGCACAATCTTTAAATCCTTTAGAATATAATGACCAATATATTGCAAGTTTAGTAGACAATAATTTAACAAAATTAGAAGCAACAAGAATGTATGGAATAGCTATGTCTATGTATAAAGGGATAGACTTTACTAATCCAGATCAAGTAGCTGCTGCTGATGCAAGAGTATTAGAGTTCAAAGAAAACTATCTATCAGGGAAAGAAAAAAGATTAAGTAATAACTTTGATATGGATACAATAAACAAAAATATTATAGCTTTTGAAAATAACGTAGAAACTATCAAAGCATTAAATAATGCAGAAATATCTCAAGGTCAATCAGTTGCTGAGTTTGCACAAATTGTAAATCAAAACAAAATGAAAGATGCAATAGAAAGCAATTCAATAGTATCTAGTGCATTTTATGCTGAAACAACTATTGACAGTTTGTATACTCAACTAGAGCCACTTGGATTACAAAATGATGAAGATTTAATAAATACGTTTATGGGTAAAAAACAAGTTTATAGTTACTTAGAAGATTTAGCAAAAAAAGAAAGTATAACACCTAATAATGTAGACTTATATTTTGGTCATGTAGTAAATAATTTAGGTATTGATACATTTCAAGATAAAGATGAATTAAAGGATTTTGTAAATAGTTTTGTTAATAATCAAATTAATTTGGCAAATGTATTTGCAACAGGAAAAACTTATACAGTTCAAGATTGGTTTGCTGATTTAGGAAAACCTGTTGGAGAACAGTTACCTGCTACAGTTTTAAAGAACAAGCAAATTTTAGATGGAGTTATAGATGAAGATTTACAAGGTGCTTTTCAAAATGTTTATAATATTCTTGCAAAAGGTGAATTAGGTTTAGATGAGATTAATAATGTAACTAATTTATATCAGGGATGGGAGTTTGCTACTAATAGAAATCCTTTAGCAAAAGCTAATATGGATGAAGTAGATCAAGGATTTTTTCAATATGTTGAAGATCAAGGTGGATTAAGTGCATTAGATACACAAGGTCCAGCTAATTTATATAGAGCATATCTAGAACAAGTAAATTTACAGAAATCTAAAAAAGGTGAAATTGTATTAAATGAAAATGAAGTATTGAATGATCCAATAGTTCAAAAAGGAATTAACTTACAATTAACTGCTGAAATGATTGATGCAGTTATGACAGATGATACTTTAAGAACAATGGCAGCTCCTTTTTGGAATTCAATTATGAAAGATCCAGAATTTCAATTTGCTACAACTAATCCACTTAAAGACTTTGTTCAACTAAAAGAAGGAATTATTACAGGTAAAGGTGGTCAAATGTCTGATATGAACTTTTTACAACAAATATTTATAAAAGGACAGCAGACAGTAAATACTGTTTTTGATTTAGTTAATCCATTTGATACTGATTTTATGAATGAAAGATTTACCAAAACATTCTTTGAAGTTAAACCAGAAGTACAAGAATATATTAATAAAGCTGTTATTAATCAAATACCAAACTTTATGGATTCAACTTTATTTGCAGAAAATATTGAATTAGCACAAGAAGAATTTGCCAGAGTAGCACCAGATATTGTTAAAACTGTAATTAGAAACTTAAATGACGATCAATATTCATTAAGTGCATTAGGAAGTAGAAATGGAAATTTAGAATTAGTTAAATTTGGATATGAAACTGAAATGGCTAAAGCTGGTTACTCAGAAGAAGATATGATGACTAGAACTGCTTATGATATAGCTGGAATACTAAAAGAATATGAAAATCAATATGATGAAGATTTTATGTTTGATAAGTTTGGATTTCTTTACAGAGATGAAGATAGATATGTACAACCTAGTTTAAAAGATATTAAAGATTCTTTAGAAAAAGGAGATTTTAGTATTGTTCCTGTTACAGGAGGAAATAATAAAGGTGTTTATCAATTATTTGTAAATAATTTTGATTCTGGTTTAAGAAGTATACCTTTAGGTGTTACAGGAGATGAAAAGATAGTTATTGAACAATTTGATCCAGAAGCAATAGATCCTTATTCAACACCAATATCTAAAAAACAAATAATGGATAGTATTACAATGGATTTAGTAAATAACCCTGAATCTTTATTTAATAAGATACCTGGTTTTGACAAAATGCCAGAAGGTATGAAGAAATTTACAGTACAGTTTTTAACACAACCACAATACAGACAAGGAACAGAATTATTTTTAGAACCTTTTGTAGAGTTTATAACTGGTGGTAGATATGATTATAAGAGTGTTGAAGATGAAATGAATAAATACATAGATCAGGAATATCGTAAAAGATATGAAGAATATTTAGATTAATGGCAGTTAAGTTAATTAAAAATGCTATTAATCCCATTTCATTAGAGCAAAAACAGCCAGGACCAGAAAAACAATATTTTTTAGAAACTGCTGTATCTAACCTAGATGCAGTGGGTTATTTGTTTAACAAGTCTTTTATGAATGAAAATCTTATTGGGCAAATATATACATCATTTTATGAAAACAATAGTGATTATGAGTATGATGATAATTATAGTATTCATGCTGATCCACAATTAGAAGGATATCAAGAGTATTTATCTTTTTTTGAAGGATCTAGAAATGCAAAAGAAACAGCAAAACTTGTACAAGAATTAAAATATGAACAACTAGCAGGTACATTAGCACCTATTAGTGTTGTAGGTACTTTGATGGGAGCTATTACAGATCCTAGTACATTATTATTAGCAGGTAGAGGTGCTAAATTAATAACAACACAAGCTGGTGGAAAAACATTTATGAAACCATATGCAACTGGAGCAATACTAAGTGCAGAAGAAGGAGCAAAACAATATTATAGTGATGATAGATCATTAGAAACTAGCATGATGGTTGGAGGCGTAGGATTTTTATTACCTGGTTTGTATAACAAATTGATAGGTATTAAAAACTTACCAGTTAAAGCAGATTTAGCTAAGTATGAAGAATATACAGATACTGCTAATTATATGAATACTAAAAATGCTGCAAAATTTGCAGATGATTCTAATGATGTTGATATGAGTTTTTTAGATCCTAATAAAAGACAAACACCTAACAGTGCAGGTGCAGGTGGTACTCCAGGTATATCTTATCCTAGTTATAATGAAGCAAAAATGGGAGAAGCTATTTACTCAACTAAAACTGGTTTAGAGAATAGTCCATTAACACCATTATTTAGAACATTACAAAAAGATTCATTAGTAGTTAGAGAAACAGGTACAGAATTGGTAGAGATACCATTATATCAAAACAAGAACTTTGCACCATTTAATGAAGCAACTACTATTTCTATAGAGAATGAAGTAAAAAGAAATACTGCTTTGATTATTAATAACTTAAGATCTGTAGATAAACATTATGATGAGTACTTAAAAGCTGAAAGCAAAAGATATGGTAAAGAATATGGATTTGCTAGTAAATTTTATAAAAAAGCATTTGGTGGTAAGAATGAATTATCATTAGTTAAGTTTAGAAAAGAAATATCTAAAACATTGGTTAATGGTTTAAAGCATGAAAATCCTCATGTAGTAGAAGCTGCAAGAAATATTAGAGAAAACTTTTTTGATGTACTTGGTAAAAGAGCAGATGAGTCTGGAATGTTTTTAATTATGCCAAGAAAACAATTAAATTATTGGCAATCTAAGTTAGATGAGTTGAAAAGATCTGGATCTAACACAATTAAAATAGACGATCAAATTTATAGTAGCAAAAAGATAAATGATGAAATTGCAGCAGTAGAATCACAGATTAAGTATCTTAGTGAGAATAACGGTTTAATGAAAGATTATATACCTAGATATTATAGAAAAGATTTAATTAGAAAAAGAAAAGCTGAGTTTACTAATCTTGTTTATAGAGCTTTGTTAAAACAAAACCCTAGTGCAAAAATAAAAGATGCAGAAGAAGTAGTAGACAATATTTTAACACAACAACCTTTCTACAAAATAAAATCTTGGAAAGAACTTATCCAAAACCAAAAAGGATTTACTAGTCCTATGGGTATATCAGATCATGTAAAGTCAAGAAGAATTAAACTGAATGATAGTGAATTAATTGATGCTGGTTTTATAGAAGCAGATATAGAGGGTTTAATGAGAGCTTATTATAGATCTGTTATGCCAGATATTATTTTAACAGAAAGATTTGGTGATCCTGGAATGTTAGGTATTAATTATGCAGCAGGTGGATATAAAAAAGGTTTGAATCAAATATTTGCAGAGTATCAAGCAAGAATATTAGCTGCACCTAAATCTCAAAAAGCAAAGATAGAACGTGAGATGGCAGAAGCTATGGATGATTTACAAGACCTTAGAGATTTAATTAGAGGTACTGCTGGATTGCCAGCTAACCCAGAATCAGCTTTTTCAAGAACAGTAAGAATGGGAAAAAATGTAACTGCTATGACATATTTGTCAGGAATATTAGCAGCTGTTCCTGATGTTGCTAGATTAGTAATGGCAGATGGAGTTAGAAAAAACTTTGGTAGATTATATGAAGGATTTTTTAATGATATGGGATGGAGAATGTTAAAGTTATCTAAAAGAGATGCTCAGCTAACAGGAGAAGCAGCTGATATGTATTTAGGAACACGTGCTGCTTTGTTTGCAGATACTGGAGATATTTTTGGTTTAATGAACTCGGTAGAACGAGCCACTGGTCAAATAACTAATTTTTACTTTAGTTATATTAATGGAATGAATTTATGGAATACAGGGGTAAAAAACATAGCTTCATTAGTAAATGGATCAAAAATATTGGATTATGTAGAGGTTTTAGCAACTGGTAAGAAAATAGGGGTAAAAGAAAGAGCACAGCTTAATAATTTATTTATTGATGATGTTATGGCTAAAAGAATTTATAAAGAATATCAAGAACATGGATTAGGTAAAGGAGCTGGAGAAAGTGCTGGTTATAAAAGTTTAAGAGTAGCTAGAGCAGATAATTGGAAAGATAGTGTTGCTAGAGAAACTTACCTATCTGCATTACAAAAAGATATAAATATTACTATTGTAACACCAGGTAAAGCTGATGTACCTATGTGGATGAATACAGAAATAGGTGGTGTTTTAGCACAATTTAAAAAGTTTGGAATGGCAGCTACACAACGTATTTTAATGAGAGGGATGCAAGAAAGAGATAATAACTTCTTAATTGGAGTTGTTGGATTAATTGCTTTAGGTGGAATGGTAGATGCCTTTAGACAAAGACAATTTGGTATTGATTATAAGAAAAAGAAGTTTGGTGATAAATTAATGGGAGCTATAGATAGATCAGCTATACTCGGTATATTTTCAGATGTTAATAGAATGGTAGAAACATTGTCTAATAATAGATTGGGTTTATCACAAATGGTTGGTGGTGGTAGACAATATAAACCAACATTTAAACAAAAAATGGGATTAGCTGGACCAACTGGATCATATATAGCAAATATATACGATATAATGTTAGATTGGGGTAAAGGTAAACATGATTATACAACTGCTAGAGCAATACGTAAGACTTTACCTTTTCAGAATATATGGTATTTAGATAGTGTATTTGATAAATTAGAAAAAGGTTTATACTAAATGGCACTGCAAATAAGCGATACAACACCTAGAATACAATATACAGCTACATCTGGACAGACTAGTTTTTCTGTACCTTTTGAGTTTTTTGCAGTAGCTGATCTAAAAGTTTACAATGGCACGACACTTCTTACTTACAGCACATCACCATCATCTGCATCTCAGT